AGCCTGTTGGGATCCTAAGTTTATCGGAATTTTTAGAGAGGAAAAAGGGGAAATCTGTTTCTGCGCCAGCGGCACCGGAAGGCCCTGGTGATTTCACAAAGCATTGGAATTGGGACGATCTCGAGACTCCGGCCACCGATATAGCCGGGACGGCAGCAGAAGTGCCATCCTCAATCACAGAAAAGACACCGGATACCCGTGTAAGGGGCACCTTCGGGCAGGGCTTTGGCGACATGGAGCAGTGGATGAGGGGAGGTGGACAATATGAGGTTGGCAATGTGGCGTATGACCTATCCCGAAAAAAGCAGATCAATGAGATCGCCCAGGAGTTCGCTTCCGGCAAGCGCCCCGAAGACCAGGACTACGAGCAAACAGTCAACGTATGGCGCCGAGGCCTTCAGGAATTGGAGGAGCAGAATAAGGATCTCGAGAAGCAGTGGGCGAAAAGGGTACGGCCGCCGGTTGGGATGACCGATACCAAGCAGATCCTTGAGTGGAATAAGGCCCGGGAGCAGTCATGGGATAAGAATAAGGAATGGACAGTTTACCAGGATAGGCGCAAGGCCATGATGGACGAGATCCGCAAGGCCAAAATTCTGGCATCCGAAGAGAAGAAGGGCCCGGAAGATGTTCGCACCCGTGTCATGGAGCGAGCCACGCAGACAGCCTGGCACGAAGACCTGATGGAGAGGGGGAGCCGGAATATCAACGAGGCTGAAGGCCGGATGGGAGAACGAAAGGGATTCTTCTACGAGGCCGGAAAGATGGCCATGAACATCGCCCCATCGGTTGCGGCCGTGGCTTCGTCCATGATCCCGGGAGTAGGAGGGGTGACCTCAAGATTGATTGGTTACGCCAACATCGGGGCCATGAGTATGGGTGTAGGGGGTAATTTCCTGCACGAATACGACAAATACCACGCCGAGAACAACCTGCCGGTGGATGAGGTCGACCGGTATAAATACTCTGTCGCAGGTATGGCGGCCGAGGCCCTCCCGGAAATGCTCGGACTGGAGGCCTTCATTCCCAAGGGGTTTATGGCCCGGACGGTCGGCAAGAAGATCCTGGAAGCCGGACCCGGCGGACGGAAGTTGATCAGCGAGTTTGTCAGCAAGAGCCCGCAGATTGGCAAGCAGGTCCTGAGAAATACGGCTATTGGCGCCCTGGTAGAAGGGCCTGGCGAAGAAGGGGTGACCGAGATCGCCCAGGGACTTGTCCGGAACTGGATGGTGGAAGAGGAGGATAAGACCGGATTCCTGGATATGGCCAAGAATGTGGCTGTTGCTTCGGCTATGGGGTCCGCCATGGGCGGATTCCTGGGGCCGATGGGCACCGCTGCACAGACCATGAACCAGAGACAGGTACGCCAGCAGAACGGAGCAGTCATCCTGGCTGAGAACAAGGAAACCGGCGAAGTGGTCGAGGTGACCGGCCGTGATGAGAATGGATATCATACCTATACTCGTGACGGAGTGCATCAGGTGGTGCCAGAGAAGGCCCTGGGTAGTAATGTGCGAATCCCGATTGACGACTGGAAGAAGATTGAGCTGGCTCTGCCAAAAGAAAAAGACCGGATCTTGGCCATGGAGACCGAGATTATGCAGGGGGACATCGACCGCAGGGCGGAAGGTGTTGTCAAAGATATTACTCGTGAAGATGGATCAGTTCTCCAGACCACCGTTGGGATAGGCGAAAGCCAAAAGCCCGTGTGGATTATCGCAGGGGACCCGGCCGGCGATGACGTGGTAATTGTTTCAGACCAGGATGGCAATCGATGGATGACTTCACCTAAGTTGTTCACGACCCCCGTTCAACCACTGGACCCCGTCGCCCTGTACGATCAGATCAGGCAGAGCGGATACCAGAGTATCGGTATTCAACAGATCGACAAAGGCATTCAGACCGGAGTGGTGGATATTCAGAAGCCCGTTCATCAAGAGATCCCGAAGCCTGGGAGTATGGTCTATTGGAGGGGAGCGGATGGAACAGAGCGCCAAGTCACCGTACAACAGGGAGAACCCACCGCAGACGGACAAATACCGATTATCTGGGAGGAAAACGGGGAGGAATTGACCGAGTGGGTCGATCCGTCCGATCTGACCAATGAAGAGCAAAAACAGACCCTGGAAGCCCAAAAGCAGGAAGAAGAGATCGCCCCAGGCGAAACGGGAGAGGTAGTCACGGCAGAACAGCCGGCAGTCAGTTATTCCTTGCCCACAAAGGGAGGGAAAAAGGCCAAGCTGGATGCCGTCAAGACCAGTGAGGATGAAGTGCAGATCAACAAGGTCTTCACCACAAAGCCCACCGGCACACTGAAGGCCCTGAAGGCGAACTACCCGAAGCGGGATTGGAGCATCGTCGACCAGACCGAGGACGACCCGGATGCTCCAGCGCAGTTCGTTATTGTCGGGAAAAGTAAGGTTTCAAAGTCGAAAGGTCAGGTTGAACCTGCCCCTGTTGCTACGCTTCAGCAGCCGGAAGTCCAGAAGCCCGTCGCCGAGTCTCCGATCACGGAAGACCTCACCGAGCCATCCGTCGACAAAATTGAAACAACTGAGGATGTGGTCCGAAAAAAAGCCGCAGAACAACAGCTAACACCTACACCCACCAGGCCAGAGATCCGTACTGAACCGGTGACCCCTGACGCCGGACGAGATCAGACTGTTCCCGCCGGACCATACCGTAAGGAAGGGGGAACTGGAGTTGTGGATCAGCCGGGAGGCGGAGGATTACGACGAGGAGAGCAAGGCCAAAGCCCGCAAGATCCTGTCCAGGCAGTACCCGGATCTGTTCCCTCCGGAATAAAATACTACAAAAAGGCAACAAACACCGGAGGCACCTTTTACCAGGATGAATCTGGGAAGGTCGTTCCGTTTGAGTCCATACCAAAAGATGCGACCATTGTCGATGATTCAATCGAAAAGGCTCCATTTGATAAGCCGAAGTTTGCCGGGGAAGTAATTGAAAAGGGTACCAGCGAGCAGGAATACCGGGCCATGTCTGTTGACGACCTGGTGAAACTCAAAAAATCCAAGTACCCGAACCCCGATATCACCACTCCGATGTCGGCGGATGAGAAATTGCTTGACCGGATCATCGCTGAGAAGTTTAGCGAGATCAATCAGGGCATTCTAGAGAAACGAAAAAAAGAAAAGGAGTACGGGAAGTCGAACACTGTATTCACCGAAGACGCCGCAGCTAAAGCCAGAGAGATCCTAAAGAGAAAACTCGGCAACCTTAATGTCGGTATTGATCCGGAGGTTATGATGGCCGGGATACAGCTTGCGGGTTATCATATTGAAGCTGGTGCCAGGAAGTTCGCCGACTTCTCCAGGGCGATGATCAACGACATTGGCGAGGGCATCAGGCCATACCTGAAATCTTTTTACGAAAGTATCCGTAATTGGCCCGGATTTGTGCCTAAAGATTTGGACAGTCAGCAATTTGTAAGTAACTTTGATATAGACAACTTTAATCCGCAGGAAAATGTATTTGATAGACCAGAAAGTAGCCAACCGGATCGCACAAACCGTGCCGATGCAGTACCCGGTGATGAAGAGTCTGTTCCTGCTGGGCGAGAAACAAGCCGAGAGGGAGGAACTGGTACTCAGAAACCAGGTGAAGAAGGAAACCGGGGACGACCTGGTGGCAAGAGCGGTAGTGGCTTATTTACCCCTGATCCTGGAGAACCAGGCAATCAGCCAGTATATCAGCCTGACCAAAAACCAGCAACTAAGGGTAATGATGCCCGAGATTCTTACTCCAAAGGAAGCCTCTTTGGTAGCACAGAGGGAGTTTATGATGAGTCAGGAGCAGACCAGGAAAACGAGGAAGGTGATCCTTACGCTTCAAAAAGTTTTGCGGAACAAACCGCAAGGCGCTTAAAGCTCCAGAAGAAAGCGGAGCCCGTCCAGGTTGTTATTGGAGACCTGGAAAACATTAAGGAGACACTCCCCTTCCTCCTTCCGGAGCAACAGGACGATGTACTCAAGTCAGAAACCCGATTTTTCTCGCCGGTCCACAAAACACAGGCCCTTGCAAATGGCAAGGGGTTCCTGTTTACTAATGGAACCGGAACCGGGAAAACTTATACCGGGCTAGGAATCGTTAAGCGATTTGCCAAGCAGGGCAAAAAGAATATCCTGATCGTTGTGCCAACACAGCCAAAGGTCAATGACTGGGCCAATGATGGCAAAAACCTCTTCCTGGACATAAAACCACTTCCGGATACATCAACCGGCGGAGAGGGGATAGTTGTAACCACTTATGCAAACTTCAGGGCCAATAATGAGCTCCTGAAGCGGGACTTCGACCTGATTATTTACGACGAGTGCCACCGGCTGATGGAGAGCAAGGCCGGGAGCGCATCGCAGACCACCGAAACACACTATCTGGCCGCCAATAAGGACTTTGGTTATGCTTTCAGGCGCCTGACGGGAACCCATCCGTTATGGATCGAAGAGAGGAAGTTGAATAAAATGATCCGGAGACAGGCCAAGATCATGAGAAATCCTGACCTGATGGACCATATTTATCAGGAATATCAAAAAAAACTGGATGAATATGAAGCCAAGCTCGAGAAGATAAAAGAGCAACAGGAGTCCGTCAGGCCAGGGATTGAAGAAAGGGCGAAACAAGCGGCCGAAAATACAAAGGTCGTATTCCTGTCTGCCACACCGTTCAAGTCGCACTTTAACCTTCGTTATGCTAATGGATTCCTGTTTGATTGGGGGAATGAGACTACTTACGAGGGTTACAGCCGGGTAGATGCTGAGTCCAGATTCTTCCTGGACCATTTTGGTTCAGCCTATGAATGGAAATTTCATCGCCTACAAACCAAGCAGAATGCCAATGCCGAAGCGATTGCCCTGCAAGAGGTTCAGTTCGCCGAGGGATTGTTCGAGAAGGGGGTGATGAGTGGTCGGGTTATCGAGAGTGAGCGGGATTATAGCCGGGAATTTCCACGGGTGGCTGGATTGCAGACAAACGACATCAATCAGGCTTTCTCGGATATTTACAACTACGAGGCCAATGATTTTAATCGATTAAGGGATGCGGCCCGCAGTGTGTTTTATGACTACAACTACTCCACGCAGCTGTTCGAGTCGCTCCGCACATCCGTATCGATTCCAAGGATCCGCAAGCACATCGAGCTTGGTAGGAAGGTCGTTGTATTCCACCGGCGCAAACAGGCCAATGCGAGCCCACCCTTTGCGATGGTCCTTGCCATTACTCGCAACACCGCAAATGGAGTGCTTAACAGTGAATTGAGCAGCCAAAAACAAAAGGATGACGCCATGGAGGCGCTTACTCAGGCCAGCAAATTTGAAAGCAAATATGCCAGCTTATTGGAGTATGAGAAGACATTAAACTACGGTTCCGCCATCAATCAGATCTCACAGGCCTTCGGCGACCGAGTGGTATATGTCAACGGGGATATTACCAGCAAAAAAACCAAGTCTGACAATATCCGCAGGTTCCAGGATGACAATTCCGGGGTTGACATCATTGTGGTCCAAGAGGAATCCGGCAAGGAGGGGATATCCCTTCACGATCAGACCGGAAACCGCCAAAGAGTCCTGATGAGTATGTCTATGCCCATCTCTTCCATTACTGCCTTACAGATGGAGGGTAGGATCTATCGGATAGGCCAGGAAACGGATGCGATCTTCGAGTATCCGATCCTGGGGCTCGATATGGAGATAGCCCATTTCGGGCAAAACATCAACAAAAAGTTAAGCACTACGGAAAATCTGGCCGTTGGCGACCAGTCCAGGGATCTGATCCGATCGTTCGCCGAAGGTGTACTATTCAGCGAGGGCGAAGAGAACCCGAACAAACAACAGGGCATCGGTGGGAAAGAGTACGACAAGAAGGTTCAGCAAGCAATGTCGGATTTCCGGAAAGCCATTCTTGTCTATCAGTCAAACCAGAAGAACCGCAGAAGTCGGGGTCAACGTGAGGGTGTTGATTATTTCGCTACACCGGAGCCCCTGGGACAAAAGATGGTTGAGTGGCTCGACCTTCAAGTTGAGGAGACCGCCCTGGAGCCATCTGCCGGCCATGGTGCTATTGCAATGTGGTTCCCCTCATTTACGAACATTACGGCCATCGAACCGGCGTTTGAACTCTATTCTAAACTGAACGCTCGCAGTGGTGGTGGTAACCGAAAGATCATTCAGTCAACCTTTGAGGAGCACAATATCGTCAATAAGTATGACGGCATTGTGATGAATCCGCCGTTCGGGACAGCTGGCAAAACAGCCATGAATCATGTTGAGAAAGCCTTCAGGCACTTGCGTAATGGAGGTAGGCTTGTCGCAATAGTCCCGGCCGGCCCGTCAATGGATAAAAGGGTGGATAATTTCCTTTACGGTAAAGATGAGAAAGGACACACCATCAACCCAGAAGCCTACCTGGTTGGCGACATCCTGCTGCCATCGGTCACCTTTGAACAGGCCGGGACCTCAGTAAATGCCAGGGTCTTGGTCATTGACAAACATATTGCCCCTTTGGATGACCAGCCTAATTTCGGATCCATAGACTTACGGGACGCCAAGAAAATCGGAGAGCTTTTTGAGCGGTTGGAGTTCATTACAGTACCAGGCAAGGAGAAACCGCAAGAAAGCAGTCCTATTCCTAACCTAAGTTTACAGACTACTGATCGTGGGTATATTCTGCCGAATAAGACCAAGGAGGTTGGCCAGTTCGAGACCTTCACGCAGAGCCACTCGCAAACTGGCGAAACCCTTTACATGGCCAATCCGTCTATCTTCTTGGCCCGTCCTGAATACGATCGTATCAATAAGATTGCCAAAAAACATGGTGGTTATTTCAGCAGCTACTCCAGTGCGGTCAAGAATATAAAGAAGGGATTTGTTTTTAAGAATGAAGAGAGCCGGACCAAATTTCTGAATGAGGCTGGTGATGCGAGCGTTCCGCTCTCCCAGGGCACACAGCCCAAGGCAGGGATGACGGTCCAGGATGTTCGGAAGATCGTGGACAAGATCAACTCGGTTGCCGTTAACCCTCCAAAGATTGTCGTTGTGGCCAATGATACCGAATTTCCTGAGAAGATCCGCCAACTGGCTAGCTTCAAGCCTAACCATATCAAGGCTGCTGTTTATCCAGAAGCGATCTACATGAATGCTTCGATGTTCAGCAATCGGGACCAGGTTGTTGGTACCTGGGTGCATGAGGTTGGCGTTCATCATGGAATGACTCGATTGATCCCTGATAAGGACATCCGTGACGGCTTATTTCGCAAGGTGTGGATGAGTGCCAATGCACACGCCATGAGAGGAAATGAGGAGTACAAAAAAATCATCCGGTTTATTAACGAGAACTATCACTTACGCTCGAATATTGAAGCCCAGAAGGGGAACGAATTTCTAGCCTATCTTTCCGATAAGGTGATCCGTGGAGACCAACTGACTAATGCAGACCGCACAATTTGGCAGCAATTTATTAACAAAATGAAGGAATTGCTTGCAAGATTGTTTAACTTCAATGCTGATGTTCTAACCACAAATGAGATTTCCAATATCGTAAGGGCAGCAGTAGAAACAAATTTCAGCAGCCGTATTTCAAAAGATCAAAGTATCGTTAATGAAAAAGAAAATAAATACAACTTCATCCAAACCCAAATTAACTGGGGTGAGGAAGTATCCTTTAAACGGCCTGAAAATGTCGCTTCTGACCCCGGAATGTCCGAAATACAACGGGAAGCAGATTACTCTCCAGATCACAGTAATTCGATAACATTTGCAGAAGATCAATTATCAGATAGGGGTTATTTAACATTTATGGGTGACGCCTTAACGGGTCCTGCTAGAATAAAATCTGCAAACGATGTAGCTTTTCTTTTTAAAAACCTTGAAAATGCATCTACAGAGAATGTGTTTGTTGTCCACATGGACGATAAAGGCAAATATAAGGTTCAATATCTTACAACAGGAAGTAGTGTCGGATCTATTGTGCCAATCAAACATATCATTTCAGCAGCAAAAGAGTTTGGCGCCACACGATTAGTAATGGTGCACAATCATCCTTCCGGTAATCTTGAGCAATCACAAAATGACAAATTAATAGATGAACAAATTCGAAAGGCAGCGGAGGTTGTTGGCATAAATGCTTTACCCGGGATAATCATCAATCTCGACTCAGGGAAATTTGCTATGATAGGTGATCCAAAAAGCGATATTCAGAATAAAATAGAGGTCACTGCAAGCATTAAAAAACAAAAGATATATAGTTTCGACAGGAAAAAACTATATGTTCCTTCTTCAGATCGGACAGTCATAAGAGAATCTTCAGATATTGCCGAGTTTTTAAGCAAACAAAAGAGAGGTATAGTTGGTAAGGTTCATGCCATAATTTTAGACCAAAGAAATTCCGTTACAAAATATATTCTTTATGATGGCAATATATCGACTGATGAATTGTCTAAAGAATTATTGCCTGAAATAGGTAAGAGCGGGGAAAGAGTAGTGATAGCCTCTAGTTACAATCTCAACTTAGACATAAGAGAATTAAATAGATTACTAGAATATATTGATTCTAAAATATTGGATTACATTATAGTAAAGCAAGATAAAGACATTATACGCAACTATGAGAGCTGGGTAGATAGATACGGAAGTCTTGGTGAAAGTGAATCTAAGTATGGAAATGAAGTAGCTAAAAAGAGGAATCCGATGTTCGTCGGGGATATGCTCAAGGAAGAAAAGTTTGACCAAGCTACCAGGAAGAAGCTCAATCAGATAGAAAAAGAATACAATGAGACCCCATACAAGGAAAGCATGGTTAAGTTCGGGATTTCAGAAAAGGGCACCAGTGCGAATGTAGCGGAGGAACCGGGGACAGAATTGCCGGCCACAATCACTATTGACGGAGTAGAGAGATCAACGACCAATAGTGAGGGGAGACCGATAGCACCTACCGTAGAAGGGATCAGAAACTTCTACCGATGGTTCGGTGAATCAAAAGTGGTGGATGCCCAAGGCAGACCGTTGGTGGTGTATCATGGGACGAGGACTAACTTTACAACATTTAGGCGTGGAGATATAGGTTTCCATTTTGGAAACAAGTCACAAGCGAGAGGGCGTGTAGGCAGAGGCAGAGACGCTATTTTAATGCCTGTCTATCTAAATATAAAGTCGTATGCAGACTTAACTACTGACTTTGGCAACTGGGAAGCAGATATGGATTTAGCTGACAACCTGCATGAGTGGGGGGTTATTACAGATGAACAACATGCGGAAATAGAAAGCAATCCGGTTGGAGACTACTACAATGGCGTTTACAGCAGGGCCGCAAGAAGGCTTGTGGGGATGATAAAAGAGAATGGTTACGATGGTATTAGATACAAAAACAGATTTGAGGCCAAAACGGCACCATCTTTCATCGTTTTCTCTCCATCCCAAATCAAATCTGCCACGGGCAATATGGGATCCTTTGATCCAGATAACAATGATATTCGTTTCCGCACTGTCTCCCCTATTGGCTTCTATTCAACCGTGGAGAACGCACTGGAGAGTATCAAACAAGGGAAAGGTACTCCGGAACAGTTCAAAGCTATGCTCCTAAAAAACGGAGCTAAACAGGCTGAATTGGATTGGATGGACTATGATGGTACATTCACAGGGAAATCAGTAACTAAAACTGAAATACAGGACTGGATCGACCAGAACAGGATCGAGGTCAAAGAAGTGGAAAAAGGGAAGTTAGGTCAAATAAAGTCAATCCCGAGGAGTGAATGGGTAAATAATCTGATTGATGACAGTGTTCCCGAAAAATTAAATGATGGTGGTGATTGGGTAGATAGTAATGGATCTTTGATTCTATATAATGGAGAAGAATCATATGTAGATGTATTTATACGTGATCTCGGTGACTATTTTAGCAGTGATTTTATCAGTACGTTAAAACAATCAGAAAATATAGAAATCACTGATGATACCACCAAATACTCCCAGTACACCCTTCCCGGTGGTAAGAACTATAAAGAGTTGTTGTTGACAATGCCAGATAAGTCCCCTAAATTATTTACAACAAAGGTCATTGGAAATAAATGGTTTGTTATAGATAGCGATGGAAAAATTGCATCTGAGCCATTAACTGCAAAATTCGAGGCAGAAGAAATTGCTAAACGTAGAACAGAAATTGAAAGCGGTAAAAAAATAAACAACTTTAAATCCTCCCATTTCGACGAACCGAACATCCTCGCACATATCCGTTTTAATGAAAGAACGGTAAACGGTGAAAGGGTGCTGTTCCTTGAAGAAATCCAGTCAGACTGGGCGCAGAAAGGAAAGAAGGAAGGGTTTAAAAGCGATTCTAACGAAGACGAATATAATTCTGTATCTGCCGAACTGGCTAGGATTAAAGATGAAAAAGAAGCATACAGGAAAGAGATTGATCCATATAATGAATCATCAATACCAACTCTAAAGGCTGAATATCCAAGGATGAAAGAACTGGATGAAAAAGAAAATCAGCTTATTGATAGAGAGTATGAATTAAGAAGAAAGATGAATGGTGTTCCCGACATGCCGTTCAAGCAAACCGGCCAATGGGTGAACCTGGCACTTCGCAGGATGATGATGTACGCAGCCGAGAACGGCTACGACCGCATTGCATGGACTACCGGAGAACAACAGGCTGAAAGGTATGATTTGAGTAAACAGGTTGATGCAATAGAAATTACTAAAGATGCCGATGGTTATAAAATAATTGGAAGGCAGAACGGAGAGAATGCGTTAACTCAATTTGCAGACAATGAGTCTGACTTGGCTAATATCATTGGTAAAGAACTGGCAAGTAAAATTGTTAACGACAATATACCAGAAGGGAAAACTAAAATTTACGAAGGGCAAGACATCAAAGTCGGTGGCGAAGGCATGAAAGGTTTCTACGATAACATCGTCCCGGCACAAGCCAGCAAATTAGTTAAACCATTTGGAGCGAAGTTAGAGACAATAGTTATACAAACCAAGAAGGAATCTGTCAAGGTTAACTCAATACCCATAACGGAAAGTATGGCATCTTCTGTTCAGCAGGGGGTCCCTTTATTTAGATCTTCAACTGGTAAAAATGTGATCGAAGAGGCTAAGTATAATGCCCTACAGAAATTTTTTGACAAGGTATCAAAAGAAGCTATCCAGGCTGGGAAAATCCATGTCTATTCCAGTAGGTCTCAGGTACCAAAATCACTGCAAAGAGCCCTTCCGAATCAGAAGGTTAGCGGATTTTATACAGCACAGACAGGAGAGTCTTATTTTATTCTAAATGAAATCGACAATGTTTCGGAAGCATTCAAGGCATGGGTTCATGAAGTTGGGGTGCATGGAGGTTTACGAAAAATCATTCCTGTATCGGTTTTTAATAAGTTGATGGGAAAGATTTACAATGATCTTGGAACGAAGGAGATCAGAAGACTTATCCCAGAATATTATTGGGAATTGCCAGAACATATCCAAGCTGAAGAATACCTGGCATTTCTAGCTGAGAGGATAATCAATGAAGAGGACCTAACGAGTTCGGAAATAAGTACCTGGAGAAAAATCATTGAATCATTTAAAGAATTACTCAATAAATTATTTAGGAATGCGAAGTTCACTACGAATGATGCTGAAACGCTTGTCAAAACATCAGTTCAAAACCTATTCCAAAGAGAATCTCTCGCTGGGGATATGCTTCAGGGGAAATCCAGGAAAGATTATTCTAAAAGAGGAGAAGATGAAATCAGGCTCCGTGTAAGCAAACTCGAAAAAATGTCAGATGGCGAGTTCCGGGAAAAATATCGTGACTGGGTACCCACTATGACTAATTTAGAGAACAGCTTCATTGAGCGTAATATCGAACGTACCCTGATAGATTCCGGCCAGGCTCTAAAGAACCTGCTGGATGAGGTGGAAAAACGTGGGGTGACAATTGGATACGACAAGAGTGCCTATGAAGAGCAACTCCGTTCCCGTGGAAAAAATCGAACACACATGGAGGATTTTGATCGTGATTTTGAAAAACCACTGCTGGAAGCAATCGCCGATATTACCACTAATGATTTTGATCTTAGTTCAGGGGATCTAATTTCTTATCGGGATATTGAGGAATACCTAAAAGCGAAGCACGGTCTGGAACGAAATGAGAAGATGAATGATGAGGCACAAGCTAAAACTAAAGGTAAATATACCAATAGGATTTTTGGAGGGATCCCAACCTCGATGCTTCATCAACGTGGGCTGAAAAAGGATGCATCTAATGTTAATGAGATCAGGGCTGATATAACCTATGAAGAATTAACAGAATACCTGAAAGACACGGTCCGGAAATTTGAAAGAAATGTCAATTCTGATCGATTGAATAATCTTTGGGATAAGATTAATAAGGCGACAAACTTTACACTTGATCGTTGGTTTAGCGATGGGTTTCTATCGTTAGATGAGTACTTGAAACTAACTGGAGAGAACGGGTATAAATACTATGTGCCGTTGAGAGGATGGATTGGTGATGTAGCTAATGATCTTTTTGAGTATCAAAACAAGCAGGTAGGTGGTGCCTTCAATCCCAACAAGAAAGCTTTTGGCCGTTCCTCTGAGGCGGATGATACTATCCCCTATATTATCTCGATGGCTGGTAGTGCTATTGTAGCAGGCAATAAGAATAATACCAAGCGATTATTGCTTCATATTGCTCGTGATTCGAGAGATCTAGCCAAGGATTTAATTCGAGTGAAATATTTTTATGAGGTCATTAATGATCGGGGTGAATGGGAAGATGTGGGAGATGCTCGGCCAGAACAAAAATTATTTGATGAAAAGAAAGCTAGGATACGAAGAGATCGAGATGTTGGAAGGGCAAGTAAATATGAAGCAGCACAACATGAGGTAGAAGTATTCGAGAATGGAGAGAAAAAGATTGTACAGCTGGCTGATCCACAAGCTGCTTCCGCAATCAATGGAGAGAATTTGCAAGAGATGGGGCCTATTTTAGAGACTCTTAGTAAATTCACTAGGTTCTGGGCTGCATTGACTACTTCGAAGAACCCGGCTTTCATCATTCCGAACATGATTCGTGACCTTCGATTTGCATTCCGTGGGATCATGGTTGACGAGGGGGTGGCTAATTCTATGAGATTCATGGCTAACTACGGGAAAGCGCAAGCTGCTGTTTTAAGGGCTGTTTCCGGTAAAGCCAATATGGACAAAAAGTACGATAAGCTATACCAGCAATTCCGTAATGATGGTGGCATAACTGGAATCACCAAGCTAGATGACATCAAGAAGATCAAACGAAAGATGGAGCGAGAAGCCCACCAGTTAATTGAGGAACGAAAAAAGGGAATCAAAAACCCATTGATATGGGTCAAAAAACTATTTCTGTTGGAGGATAGGTTAACGACTAATCTGGCCGAGTGGAGTGAGAATATATCCAGATTTGCAACCTATTTAACCTATCTCGATATGGGTAGGTCTAGACAGGAGTCTGCAACAAGAGCCAAGGAGATTACCACAAACTTTGATAGGCGTGGTACCTGGTCAAGCGGAATCAATGCTGCGTATGCATTTTTTAATGCTAGGGTTCAGGGAATCAAACGGTATGGCGATCTATGGAAGAAGAACCCGGGCATTATGGCTACATGGACTGCTTTTGACATGGCCCTTGGTTTTGCACTTGCCGCATTAATGGATAGCTGGTATGGTGATGACCCGGACGAGGAGGGAACTAAAAAAGGCGATAAGGTTAACCGATTTGTACGGCATAATTATCTTAATATCCCCGTGCCAGGATCTGATAAACTAATTAGCATTCCGAATCCTCATTCCTTTGCTTTTTTCCACGCAATTGGATCAACTCTATATGATGTAATGAGTGGGAAGATGGACGGGAAAGAGGCACTTTCTTTCAGTTTTGATGCTTTTGCTAATAATTTAATACCTATTGATCTTGGAGGAGCCTTCAATAATGAGGGTAGATTGTCTGCGAGACCTATTGTTCCGACATTCTTTGTCCCAATATATGATCTTATTGTTAATGAGGATTACGCAGGGAGGATGATTTATCGTGAACCATTTACGAAAGATCTGGAAAAGAAACTATCTCCAAGTCAGCTCTATATGAATGGTACCAACCGGATGCTCCGAGTTATTACTGATGCAGCCTATCAGGCTACTGGTGGAGATCTGGAGACCGGAATGAGATATTACTATGAAGGAGGCAAGAAGAAGCGAGCTTGGGGAGGAGAGGTAAATCCAGCAGCTATTGAGCATATCTTAGAAACGACTCTGTCAGGTAAAGGTCAATTCTATAACCAGCTTTTCAAAATTGCTATTCGTCCCCTTGAAAAGAATAAAGAACCACTTCAGAGCTATGATATTCCAGTGGTCAGTAGATTCGTTCGGACTGCCTGGGGTGATCCAATTAAAGATAAATTCTACGATAATATCCGGGAGGCTGGAGATATTATCTCAGCCTATAAAATGGCCAAGGGTGTGATTGAGCAGGGGAATGTACTCAACGAAATTGGTAGAACTCGATACGAAAATGCCAAAGAGATCATAAAAATCAATAACCAGATTCGTGATATCAACGAAGACTTGGCTAGTTCGAAGGTAACTCAGGCACATAAAGATCTTCTTATGAAGAAAAAACGAGAAAACATGAGAAAAATTAATCAGATAGAATTATGAAACCACTTGACAAATCGCTATATACAGTCTCGTATTTGATGCCTTCCAAGCCTAAGGAGGAGGTTATAAAAGGCCGTATTGCTGCACTCAATAGAGGCGATGGCCAAGAAAATCTTGAATTACTAGATCAGTCTGGTCTCTTTTGGTCTGCTCTAGAAGACTTTAGGGACCGAAGAAGCAAATCCCGAAAATACGAACGAGGCGATCAGTGGCATGAGCTTGTTCAGGACGAAAACGGAGAATGGGTACGGGAAGATACTTTGATCAGAGAACAGAACCGTTTGGCGCTTAAACATAATGTCATCCGGCAGTTGGTGAAGAATTTGCTTGGTCAGTACCGGACTAATCAGGCCAAGAGTGTGGTTTTTTCTCGGACCCGTGAGGATGCTTCATTATGTGAAATGATGACAAACGCTCTTCAGGCGGTGAAGGAACTTAATCAAACAAAAGAAATGGATGCTCAGCAATTTCATGAGCACATTCTATCTGGGATGGTGGTTGGAAAAGTTGGATATGATTATTTCCGTGAGCTTGACCGAAATGATGTACTGATCGAAAATATTAATGTTAATCGGATATTCTTTAACACCGATGTGATGGATATTCGGACTAAGGATCTCAATCTGATTGGAGAGATCATTGACATTGATATGGATACCCTGATATCAAGATTTGCACGAGACAGAGATGATGAGGAATATATCCGTCAAGCTTATATTGACGTAAAAGGTTTTGTTACAGCACAATCAGATGCAATGAGTGCTGATTCTGTTGATTCGATTAACTTCTATTCTGCTAATGATGGGAAATACCGTGTATATGAGATTTGGTACCTCAAGAGTGAATGGAGACTTTGGGTACATGACCCCTCCCAAGGCACTTACCGATTTTACCGGCTCGAGGATGAAGATATGCTCCATGCCGAAATGGAGAGCCGGATTATCCGGGCAGCTCAGTATGGCATTCTCCCAGAGGAGATCCCGCAGCTCAAAATCGAGAGACGATATGAACAGTTTTGGTATGTGAAATTTCTTACCCCTAATGGTAAGGTTTTATATGAAGGAGAAACACCCTATTTACATCAGCGACACCCTTATATACTAAGCCTTTATCCTTTGCTTGATGGAGAAGTATGGGGCCTTGTGGAAGATGTGATTGATCAGCAACGCTATATCAACAGATTGATATCATTGCTTGATTATATTATGGGGACTTCTGCTAAGGGGTTATTGATGGTTCCGGAGGAATCAATTCCGGAAGGGATGAACCCTGATGACTTCTCAGACGAATGGACTAAGGTAGGAGGAGTTATCGTGTATAAATCCAGAGGGGGGACACCTGCGCCAACGGTTATTTCTTCGAACTCAACCAATATCGGCGCTAGTGAAATCCTTGCAGTAGAGATGCAGCTCATTAACCAGCTTACTGGAATCAATCAAGCTATCCAGGGAATCCAAAGCTCTGCTTCTGATCCGGCCAGCAAATATGCAATGATGGCCCAACATTCTAGCATGAATAACCGGGATGTGATTGAAAATTTTCATAGCTGGATCCAGAGACGTGATAATATTGTTTTGCAGACTATCATTCAATTCTATAATGAGAAAACCTACCTGGGTATTTCCGGTCATTCGTATGCGGATGAGGCTAAATATTATGATCCGGAAGCAGTTAAGGATATTCAGTTCTTTACGCAGATATCAGCTATGTCGGATACGCCAGTATATCGTCAGATGATTGATGATACACTCTTTAAATTACTTGAGCTTCAGGTTATTGATGGCAAGATGTTCCTGGAAAATACATCGTTGCCTTTCGCAGACAAGATCTTAGATGGTATTAGTAAGAAACAAGAGGAGATCGCTGAACAGGCTCAAGAGGCTGGCATTGATCCAGGAAACCCCTTAGAAAATGTTAATCCAGTATTAGCTAATGCGTTGATGCAGGAGGGTGGAGTTGCGAAACCTAAGATACTGTAATGGTTAGGTGTTTTTTCATAACTTGGTTAGGATTAGTTGGGGCATGGGAAGCTATCAGGCTTCCCTTGCTTTTTAATTTTATTTTAGGATGAAGAAAAAACATGAAATAGGCGAGATAGTATGTTCTTATTTGGAACGATTCCCGAATGAGTACAGCAGAACGATCGCCCGGGCTATCTATAAGAAATATCCAAAATTAGGCACGATAGAATCTATTCGTAGCAGGATTCGATATTATAGATCTTCTAACGGGAAGTACGCCAGAATGACTCTTAACGACACACGTTTCGTTGATTATGATATCCCTGAAAGTGACATGGAAATCCGGGAGGATTTTATTCTTCCTAAAGATGCAAATGATATTCTTCTGTTATATGATGTTCATGCTTGCTATCATGATACCAGGGCAATAGATGCCATGCTTGATTGGTGCATTGATAAAAAGATTAACACAATTGTTATAGGGGGAGACTTCCTAGATTTTTATAAGGGTTCATCTTTTATGCAGGATATTAGAAAGCGAGATCTGTGGGAAGAAATAGAGATTGGCCAGAAACTCTTGAAATACATTAAGGAGGGAGTCAATCCAAGGAAAATATTTTACCTAATGGGTAATCATGAAGCTAGGTGGGATCGCTATCTTAAAGTTAACGCTCCTCAGCTGATCAAGTTTCCGCAGTTTCGAATAAGTCAATTATTAAATATGCCTGGGGTTGAATTTATCGAGCATGGTCGATTGATTCGTGCAGGGAACTATTTCATCGGTCATGGGGATGAGTTTGGTGGGAGAAGTTCAAACCTTATTTCTCCGGCACGGACTTTTTCTTTAAGAGCGAAGGCTAACTTTATTGGAGGACATTTCCATAAAACTGGTACCGAACCAATAGAGGGATTGACAGATGAGATTATGTTTTGCCATAGTGTCGGCTGTTTGTGTGGGTTGTATCCGGAATTTATGAGATATAATAGATGGAATCATGGTTTTGCCAGACTCGTAATAGATGACAATGGGATTGGAAAAGTTTCCAATATAAGAATCTACAAGGGTGTTGTTGCTGAGTGAACACAAAGTGAACTACCCATTTGTCTTTAGCAAATGGGTAGTTCACTTTTAGAATATAAAATATATTTTTCTAAAGACGCAATTCATCCAATCCACGCAAGCGATGAATTGGATTTCTTGCTAAATCATTTTAAATATCTCTCTATCGTGTTAACAATATTAGTAGATGCCATTCCATTGCCATGAATCTGAATAAATCTGTTTTTTATCGGATGAAATAAGGGGCCCTTGACAACATCATCATAGGTTGTGGCCTTAACACCGATCCATTCACTAAATCCCCGAAGGATCTTTGCAGGCTTACCCATCCAATAGGATTCCCGGATTAATCCACCACTATCGGTATAAACCCCTTTGCAATGGTCCAGTAACCATAACATTTCCAGGTATGATACTGGTTGGATGTACTGTATATTATCGTATTGTGGCAAGTCAAAATTATTCTTTATCCTAGGGTGCAATGGCCAAACAGATGGGGTTTTGAGACTATTGATCCCATCGAGGATATCCAAGAGAAATTGTTCTGTCAGATTAGCCCGGTGCATGGTAAGAAGGTTGAATCGTTTTGGTAGATTAACCTCTGGCTTTCTTCTTTTTGGAAAAAACATCATCAAAGCATCAAGCATCAGATCACATCCCATGATAGCCAATTGATTTGGGGCAACATATCCCTGCCTGGCATCTGGAACAAACAGGAAAGTCGAATAAGAATCAACCATGATCCTGTTTTCTTCTTCTGGCTGACTATAGTCTCCACTTCTGACCAGAGCTTCGATATGAGCTACCGGAATATTTGAGATAAGCCCAGCCTTTACCCCAATAACAGACGAATCAGTATCGCCAAATACAACTATTAATTTTGTTTTAGGGTCCAGCTGTGATTGGATCTTCCCGGGTAATTCTTCAAATCTTTTGATGCGAGATGATAAAGGGTTAAAGGGTATCCTAGTAACACTTTTAATGTCGATCCCAAAATCTTTGTAGAAGGCTCCCTGTAAGGTATAATCATAATGCTGGCAAGTATCAATCAGCTGAAATGGGATAGCTCTATTATTGAGTTCCTTGATTAATGGAGCCAGCTTAACTATCTGTGGTCTTGTCCCAAAGATTATCGTAATCATAACATATCTTTTAGCTGGCTTATCAACTCCTTACATGACAATTCACCAACTCCCTGCTGGCCTTCCCATCTCCCCTGAAGGTAGATGATCGTGGCTAATCCCTCAAATTCAGGGTGATCAATTAGTTCTCTCCTGCTCTGCATTCTGGATGCAATCGGCACTTTCAGGAATCTGATTCCCTGGTGCCACTTCTTTACTTTCTTCATATTTTGCTACCCAATTTGTAATTTTATCGACAACATATTCCAATAGATAGGTATAAGCCTCAACTGATTCTAGAGATAAAGACATACCACATTCTTCTAATATGAAATGAACAGCATGGAAAGATTCATGTGCTACTGTTCCCGGGGTTAAAGTATTAAAGTGAATTAAGACAAGGCCATACCCATTTCCAAATATTGTTGCTCGCCCGGTACAATTGGAAGCATGGTTGCCAAATATCAGCTCATCCGGTAGAAACTTTTTTAGTGTTTTGGCAAGAGCGTCTTCATCTTGCCTAGACACAAGAATTAGATAGGGATATATCTCAAGCTTAATAAAGAAATAATCTTTATGCATCTTTCACCTCCATCCTGATTTTATATTTCCCACCTCTTTTAAAATCGCTACCGGATAACTTGATACGGTCACCAAATAGGCTCCTGAAGTATGAATACCCGCCCCTTCGATAGTGACAAATGAATATTATTTCAATGATTTTCATGTTAATATTTTACCTTTTGTTAATAATCAGTCTTCTGGCATATTGATTCGTTAGCATAATAATATTACCTTTGAAAGTGTTTCCATTGTCTTTGTTTTTGTCTTTGATTGGTAGTTAGAGCTTGGTTCATTGTAGCCAAGCTCTATTTTTTTTAACTACTTAATTCATTAGGATCCCCGATCGGTTTTTTGGGATCAATAACCTCATTTATCTGCACACGCTTTCCGCATTTCAGGCAAGTATAAAAAGTAGCCTTTATGTTGAGTTTTGGTTTTGAAATCTCATCGACCTTTAGGAGCTTACCCTGAAGACAAAGTGGACATCTCATTTTAGTAGATTTTTAATATATCGCCGTAGATGTTCATTCAGCCCGGCATTATCATAATTTAGAAATAATTTCCCGTTGACATTACGTTGTATCCATAATGGCTCGTGAGGTTCATACACTCCAGCTTTTATTGTCTGGCTTGTTACGAGGGCTTCGTATGGGGCCAAGTTTAGAGTGTTATAATATAGAGACGCAAATAGCATCGGATCGTTTTTAAGGTTGAATCGTTGTATAATACTTGACACATTGGTTTTATTATACCATCTTGGAAGATGTGTCTCGTAATTCCAGGTTGGGAGTCCCTCTTTTTGCAGAGTGATCATGGTTCGTAACCATAAATTTATCCAGGTCTTAGATGGCCGTGTCCGTGGGCTAAAATATGTGCCAGGTTTTGGTACATAATCAATAGCTCTTGTTACCTTGAGATCTTCTTCGGTACATGGTTTAAGTAAGACAATATCATCATACATATATACAAAGTCTTCGTTGATCTGCTTATTATCTGCGATTAACTGGAGCTTTGCAATAGAGTCTTGAGCCTTGGGGTTTCTCCCCCCGTGTACCCGTGCAACTGGAATATGGCTAACTCCTGGAATTCCAGGTCGATCCCCGACTACAAATATTTTATGTTCTCCCTGAAAGAATTTCCGGATACTCATGATGGAATACATCAATTCATCCCACATTACACCCTGCTTAATGTACACATATACAAAGTGAGTCATCGGCTAATTGTTTTAATCCACTCAGCTACCCCATTTCTCCAAGCTATACAGGCAGGACTATCAAACCCCCTTTTATGTGATCCAGAAAAATGTGTTACAAATAGCTTATCGTTTAATAGGTAGTTGAATATCAAATGATACATATTGTTGTTGTCTTGGTAATAAGGCAGTAGTTTATACTTCAATCCATGTTTATAGATCTGCCGTGGGACGTTCCACCCAGTATCCTGAACAATCCTTGCTCCAACTGGAAGTTGATAAATGACAGATTCTTCTTTCGTCTTGACCGTTGTCCAAGCCACCGATACAGTTGTTTTGTTTCCTGGCATGAAGTCAGGCCTAATTGTTCGGAATGATTTAGCGGTGAACCAAGTAAAATACACAGAGAAAACATGACAAAACTTAGGAGTAGATATGATATCAACATCACGAAAAAATCTGATCATGAGTTCATCCCAGTCCTTTTGCAGGATAGCGATATCACAATCTGCAATTACCACAAAGTCTGAGTCTTCTGGAATGTGATTAATGATATCATTCAATGCAGCAGCATGAGAGGCACTCGGTGGAGCCTGATGCCTTACATTTCCAAGATGTACCCATCCATCAGCAGGTAAGCTATTTAGCACTTCATTTCCTATTGACCAGTACCGGATGGTGTTTTTATTACTCTTAAGAGACTCTAGATTGTCTTTTAAATGGGTGGCATAAGGCCCAGAGTTAAAGGTTAGGCAGGTAAAAATGTCAATATTCATAAGATTCGTTTTTTGTGGAATAGTAACATCTGATTCATTAAAAGAGTATTTCGATCTTTTTTCTCCCCATCACCTTCTCTTACAATATGTGATGAGGTGGGTTGCTGCCGATAAAGCCATTCGATAACAGGGTTGTAACAAAACACATTTCCAAACCTTTCGTATGCCCGGAGCCATAGATCCCAATAGGAATGATTGCCCCAATGAAGATCGAAAGGCTTGAGTCGATCCAGGATAGACCTATGCATGGTTGCGCAATCATTTACAAAGTTCCTTTTTAGGTGTTTCTTGATATCATATTGGTGGAACAACCTTTTCTTCTTCGGGTTCAAATTTTCATCCACTATCAGAAAATCAGAGTAGCAAACCAGTTTCTTATGTTTGAGACAGCACTTGACCTCATCAATCATTTTTGTTGGCATAGCGATATCATTACCCGAAGCGTATGCAAACCAATCGCCAGTAATAAATTGTAGGGAATAGTTCAGCTGTTCGTATATTCCAGGTATTGGACTTGCGGAAAAAGTTAACCCAAAATCCTTTGCAATGCCTTCAGATACATCACCTTGGATGCTACTTATGATCAGTTGCATCTTGACATCCTTCTGGTTTAGGTAACTTTTAATCGCTTGAGTGAGTAAATCTGGATCTTCGTTCATTGTATTAATAATCACACTCACGCTAGGGATATCATGAACGACCTTAACTGGTTGTGCTATTGGTTTTGACCTTCTTTTAGTTGGTAACTCAAGCCAATTTGTTCCAATATCAACGTACTCTTTTGTCTGTTTAGCCACTTCCGGAAAGCTTTTACCAATACGATTCTTCTCAGTGAGGATTTTTTGGATCATATCCTTCTCGCTCAAAAAATGTATTGCATTAGGTGTGTTCCCATTCCAAATACAGCGTCTTCCCATCATACCCATCTCTACGATGGTATTACTTAGTCCATCATGCGGAGTTGGTCTTACAGCGATAAAACATTGCTTATAAATCTCACGAACCTCCAGCCTAGAGTGCTTATGAAAGTTTGATACCAGGACTTTATTTTCCGGGAAAGCCTCTTGAATAGCAGTAAGATATTCTGCTCCATAAAATACAGAAGATCCTGTTTTGGTTTCCGGGATATACATATAAATGCAGTCACCTAGGGGCTCTGGCGTAAAGATCCGGTAATCAATTGGAGTAATTGGAATTTCCCGGAATGGAATATTGAGCTGGCTGAGATCTTTTGCGATAAAATTAGAGATGGCAACATGATGAAAGTCTCTTCTTCGGAGTTCGTTTATCAGCCCTTGATTGACATTTTTAATGTCACCACCAGTCCAAATAAGGATTGCGGGTCCACGGTGCCTAAGCAGAACGTTGTAGTGGTTCTTGTAGATACCAAAAAACACTGCTGGTGCTTTTATGTCATGATATAACGAAAGATCCCATTTCTTTAGAAAATCTTTTTCAAAATTCTTGACACCTACAAAGGCTTGCTGTATTCGCATCGTTGTTTTTCTTTGGTTCTTGTTTTTTTCCAATCGGCTGCAATCTCAGGATTGAATGTGGCTACATAAACACTTTTTTTATAAATATCCAGAATAGTAAATCCCGGTTTAAAGATCTGTTTACGTCTCATCCTCTCGATCTGATTAGTCGATAGGATCATAAACCCTTTCTGTCCTTCTATAATATATCTCGTTTTCCTGTCTGTCTTAGTCATTTGATTAGCAACCTCGATAGCGTGTTTTAGCCTTCGATCCCTTCTTTTTGCCTGGGCCAACTCACGTTTACCTCGTAGCCATTCACGTAAAATCTGATACATTACATTCGCTTTAGATAGTTCTATTTCTTTTCATCCAGTTTGTCCATGATCTTAAATACGGTACTCATTACATTATAGGCACACTTTACTCCATTGAATTCAATCGGGTATTCGTGTTTGATATACCCGATAAACATTCTAAGTTCCTGATCTAACAAGTCTGGTCGTGCCCAGTTATCGGGTGTTATACGGACTAGTTCTCCTTTATTAGTAATAAAGGTAGTATGGCGCAGTCTGACATTTGAGATGCTGACTGCATATAACTCGATTACCTTCCCATTTCTGGATTCGAGTGAGGCCATAATTTCATGCTTATTCCCTTCAGCCCAAATGCATTCAAATGATTCCTCGCCTGTAACATAGTGAGCCAATGCAACATCATGTACCATCAATGAAAATAACGATCCTTCGCTTCTTGGGATAGCCCCATTCCTCATGGATGTCATATATTGGCATTGACCCTTAATTGCGCCAACTTCAGGCAGAAAAAGCAATTGGTGTCCAGCCATTAAATGGGGCCGATTAAATCGTTTTCGAAGCTCTTCAAGTTGTGTCCTTTTTAGTAGGATCGGCTTCTCGACAAATACCGGAATGCTCATGTCTAAACACATTTGAGCGATAGGCCAATGGTTTTCACTGGTAGTGGTTATAATAACAGCATCGGTATTAATACTTTGCTCCAGGATCTTCCACCATTGGGATTCAATATCCCATTGAGTAACATGGTGCCCTAGATTTGTCAGTATCCGATAATGGTTGGCACCCCACCTGCCGGCTCCGAATTGTATGATATTCATCTTTTTTTATTATAGCATGGCCTCCGTCCGCCTACGCTTAGGAGGTTTTGGTTTTGATTCAATTATTATTGGTACATCCATAGCACTCTCGCTGATCCATACACCTATTGCGGTTGGAACCAAAAGGTCGTCATGTGTACCATCTACCCCGCCCATTGTCCCATCTTGCTTAAATTCGTACTGATCTGCTTCATCTACTATCCTTTTATCGGTGATGATGATCTGATCATCTCTCATGGCTGCATTCAGGGCATTAATTACCATTGGTTTAGTCGCTGAGTTAGTATGGAACCCGTACATGATAGGTGCTCCTTGGCGTATCTTTGCTGGATCGGTTCGTGCATAGATATTAGGATAATAATCCACGATCTCATCGAGCACCGTGAGGAAATGATCCCCCTCACTCGATAACTGTTCCTTCCTAAGAGAGTTGCTTTCCACAACTAGTAACCCCTTGTTATACCAATAGGCCAATTGTGCTCCAGCCCAGGCAAATAGGTCTTGGTCCATGTGGCATTTTAATACAGCCACTGTTACCGGGCATCCACCATACATAAGCCAGTAACGGTCTAGGACGATAGCCGTGGAATAGTCTGCAGTATCTGATTTCCCCCCAATATCTAAAATCACAACATAGCGGTTTTTTACTGGTTCGCTTTTATCTGGTGGCGCCCATATCCATAGATCGCCATTAGGGGTCTCGTTAAAATCAAGTTGCTCAAAAGCCTCTTTAAATTTTTGCCCTTGTGCAAATAACTGCCCACGGAATAAAGGAGGCGAACAGTTCCTACTGGCTTTAGTAATATATAGTGGCGAGAAAACACGTCTGCCTGTAGAAGAAAAGCTCTCTTCGGCATCTGACGGGAACTGTCTCCACATCTGAAGGTCAGACAGGTTCTCTGCTGATTTCGTAAAGAGGTACCAGTTTATTCCTTCTAGTGTTGCTCCCCTTTCCCATAAACTCATCAGGTATTCATGATTGGGATGATTCTTAATGAGATCGATAAACTTTTGATGATCACTAATCGGTCTTTGATATATCTCGATCTCCCACCAAGCCACAAATACAGGATCATACCTAGATGTCCCTTTTACGGCTGCTTGCCATTCATTATGAAACAAATTCCCACGTCCATTAGCCGTACTTTCAAGGACAATCATTGAATAAGGAACATCCGGAACAGTTGGCCGGATAGCCTGCATGAGTTCTTGAGCGCTTTTTTTAGTTGTTTCACTCCATCTTCCAACCTCAGAGAGGTGGCACATGGCATAGGAATACGAATGGAACTGATCCGGATTTTCTACTGACCCAACCCCCATGATACAGCCCCTCTCTTTACATATCATGTTCTTGGCAGACCGCTCATAAGGGGATAGGGTGATAGATCCCAGTTTTGACGGATAATATTTAGCAGCACGGCTATACATCCCTCGGATATGTTTGGCAGCATCGTCTAGGTGGGCAATAACCGCCAGATGCCAGTTGGTCTTATGCCTTTGCTGGATCCACATCATATAGATCTCGGTCAGTGTAGATCCTCCCCATTGTCTTGCTTTAGCAACAATAGTCCTGATAGGAATGTTAGCTAACCTCTGCTTCTCAAAGCTCATAAGCAGTTTTCGCTGCGCCCTTCGTAACTTAAATGGAATGATTCGGTAGGTCTTCTTGTCCTCAATCTTGATATTCCTAAAGGCCCAGAATTCAAAGTCATGGTTATACCGATCTTCCTCTAAATTTTTCAGATAGTAAGCCCCATCATACCACCGCTCTTTTTTCCCTTGCCGGATCAGATCAGCAAAATACATCGCAACAGTTTCATATCCTTCAACCAGCTGTACCCATAATGTATCCTTCATTGATATAGGGAGAAAAATTGTCTTGGTGTTATCCAGCCGAAGCGGAAATCTCTTAATTGGTGACCCTAGTCCTATTTCCGGGTCATATTCGGCATATAACTCGTTAATTCGCCGATCATTCTCCGCTATCATTTCTGGAATTGTGATCATGGAATGCTTAGGATAAAACGTATCTCCTCATCCATGATATCACTACTTCTATCTCTGCGTATTCCTTTCTCTTGGAGTGTGAGTTGGATAATTCGCCCTACATAGACTGGGTTATAGCCCATTTCATCTCCTATCTTATTGTAAAAGTAGGACTTAGATAAGGCTTTTGTAATCTCCGGATTCTCACGGTGAAGCTCTTTAATCAATTCCGTATAACGCTGAAACATGATCTCTTGCCGAGTGCGTGCCGTGTCCTGTTTGCTGAGTCGCTTCATGTCACAAATATTTATTCATAAAAATAATATTCCAATACTCTAAATCCAAATTTTAATAGACCACATATTACATATTAACAGTTCATTATATATGTTTATCTCACGTATTACTTGAACTTAAGAGCAAGGAGGTTATTTATGAACAACGACGAACAACTAGAGGAAATCCAAGAAGAAGAACTTCAGGAAGAGGAGATTCAAAAGCAGGACGAAGATCAGGACGAAGATCAGGACGAAGATCAGGACGAAGATCAGGACGAAGATCAGGATGAGGATCAGGATGAAGATCATGATGAAGATCAGGATGAGGATCAGGACGAGGAGAAGCAAGATGATTCTCCAGTGAAGAATGACCCGGTCTTTGATAGATTGAAAGATTTTCGGGAACAGATTGACTCCGATGCAGAAACGCCGGAAGAATTACTGACAGACCTGGAAACGTGGGTACGGAGTAATATTGAGGCGAACAAAAAAGTTGTCGAGGTCCTAACTGAACAACCAGAAATCGGCAATATCATTCGAGATATGTCTAAGGGGGCAACGTTTTCAGAGGCCTTGGCACGTCATGTTGATATTGAGGCGCTAAAACCAGAGGAGGGAGATCCTGACTTTGCTGCATGGGAGAAGGCTAAGAAGGAACGGAAAAAGCGACAACGTCAGATGCGTGAATATGAGCTTCAGATCGCCAAAAATCGGGAGGAATCAATCAAAAATATTACGTCATTTCGCTCATCTAAAAAGTTATCTGAGAGCGAGATGAACAAGTTTACTGAGAAACTCCAGGAGACCTTATCCTGTGTTATGGATGGTTCTATCACCCAGGAATTTCTCGATCTGATGTGGAAAGCTCTAAATTTTGAGACCGCCGTGAATGAAGGTCGAATCCAGGGTGAAATCAGGGGACGCAATACCAAGATCGAAGAGATCAAAGGGAAGGATCAGAAGACCGATGGTTTACCGCATTTACAAAGTCAAGGAACAGTTGAGAAGAAGAAAGTTGATGAAGTGGCTAAAAGCATAGTGACATTTCAGAAAAACAGAAGACGATTTGATTAACCTTTAATTATTGAAAATGAGAACAATTATTAAGTATTTTTCCGCCTTGGCCACCTTATCGTTGGCCGTTGTTGGCATACTCACCGTGGCTGGGGTTATTGACCTCAACGCCCTGATGGATATGTTGGGGAATGGGGGAGCTATCTTGGCTGTTGCTGGGTCAGCTGCTGTGATTGCTGAAACCCCTATTGACACTACTAAAACAAGCAGCGCAAGTTCTGAGCTACTGATGAGCGATATCTCTCAGGCTATTACTATTATGCGCCCTGATCTGTATCCTCTCGATACCATGCTTCGCAGGGTCGGGTCCGCCGAAACTATTAAGAGTTGGGAATTCGAATGGTATGAGACCGATTATCGGGGATGGGCTGATACCCTAGCCTCACCGTTTGACACATCTTCAAGCGGGACTTATAATTCTAACAACAAGGTTCATACTCTCACGGTTACCAATATTCATTTCTGGGTAATCAATGATACATTTATGATTCCTGCTTATGATGATACGGAGAATGATGGTCCAATTCAGGGCATTGTGGTTAGCAAGAATAGCTCGACCAATTCCATTGGGGTAGTTATTGTTGGTGGTGGTGATCTTCCTGATATGGCTTCTGGAACCAAGATTATCCGGATGGCTCCGGCCAAGAGTGAACTTGACGCTCAAACGGCTCAATACGGTGTTATGCCTCAGAAAGAATCGAATTACGTTCAGATTCACATGAAGCAGGTTGAGGAAGGAATTTACCAGCGTTACCACAAAAAAGAGGTGAACTGGACGATGAATGACCTCAAAGCTGCTGCTATGGAGGATCACCGAAGAGGCGCTGAGTTTACCTCTATCTTCGGGAAGAAAGGGAAGACCTATGATCCTGAAGTTGAAAACTATAAGTACACCACGAACGGTCTGATTCGGTACATCTCTAAGAGTATTGATTATACTGAAAGTCCTACTAATTCGAATACGGAATTCCTTCGGATTACCAAAAGCATTTTTACTGGTAATGCAGGATCGAAGACTCGTTATGTATTTGGTGGGTCAGAATTTATGGAATGGCTTGCCTCGGTCGATTCAGTTTCCCGCCAGCGTGATGCAGGATCCGTGAAGGAGCAGTTTGGGATTACCTTTGACAGGATCCAGACTAATTACGGAACCCTGATGGTTCTGTATCATCAACTCTTAGACGATTGGGATCCACAGAAAGCTATGGTACTTGATATGAATAACGTCTATCGTAAAGAATTCAAGAACCTCGGCCTTCGTCAGGTTGACCTGATTAAGAGTGGACAGCGACTGACCAATGCAACAGTGATCGAAGAGATCTTTGGATTGGAAATTCGTTATCCGCTGACTCATGCAATTTTAACTCCGGCTTCATCTTAATAAGGCCTTTTGCCTTCTCTTTTAGTTCGCCCTGGGCGGGATAAACTCCGCCCTTGGCGAATTAGAAGATAATCATCGAAATTAAAAGAGAAATTATGCCTATTAAAAAATACGAATCGAACTATGACGAAGAATCCTTGGTCCTACACATTGATGGCAAGGATACTCGCATAGAGTTTAAGGGTGGAGGCCGATATCCATTTAAGCATGGCGGAGTTTATATCACCGAGAACCCGAAAATTCAAAATGCCCTAGAAGCAAGGAGAGACTATGGGCGTAGGTTTAGAGTGGTTGACTCATATATGACCCGTTCAGAACAGGAAAAACAGAACAGGGAGGTCCTGGATGATCTCGCTAAACTCCCGACAAAAAAAGCTGAACCACAAGAACCTATTAGGAAAATGGTAGAATCAAGCATCAAAACCGTGGATGAGGTAAAAAACGCTATTGAAGCAAGAGACTATATCCTCAAGAATTTCCCGGGGACGGTGTTTAAGGAGGTCCAAAGTAAAACTCTGATCTTAGACTTTGCAAAAACGCATAATGTAACATTCCCTAACTGGAAATAATGGAAAGAGAAGAGATCATAACCAAGGTAAAGCTACGCTGTGATGAGCTTGGCCCGTTTGAAACAGGTCAAGTCATTGATCCTGGTGAGATCGACCATCTATTGAATGATGCCGTTAAGAGACTGCTCTTGGTCATTCCTCCTTATGTTCCTACGCCAGAGTCTTTCCTCCCTGATTCAGGAGAGGTTCCAATTCCAGATCCGGAGACAGGAGGAAGCCCTGGTATTGTTTATGGACAGGGAGTTCCTTATGACGAGCATACTGGATATATACCACTACCAAGTGATTTCTTGCGATTGGTAAGCCTTAAGATGACGTGTTGGGAAAGATCTGCTACCAGAACGATTACCGAAATGGATCCTCTTTACACAAGACAGAGAAATCCATACATTCGGGGCAGTCATACTAAACCTGTGGTAGTGCTTCGTTATGAGCCCGGGATCGGGAAAGTATTAGAGTATTATTCAGTTACTAATAATGACCATAGAATCTCAAAGGGCCTTTATATTCCGCTGGTATTACCTGAAGAACTTGAGGATGAACTGATTGATCCGCTTTCCTGGTTAGTAGCTGCAATACTTCTGGACACTAAGGCGGAATATGATGCTGCTAAGGCAGCGAATCAACGGCTTGTCGAATGGATTAACTCGGTTATGCTATGATCGATATCATACAAGGAGAAACTCAGAAACTAACGTTTAATCTTCAGACCGAAACTGGGGAACAAGTAGATCCAGCTAGCTTGAGTCAGATCACGGTTGAGTTTTATCATGAAGGTGGTAGTCGGGTATTGGCGAAATACGCCTATCCTTCATTGCCTGGATATCGTACCGGTGCATTAGACTCTGAAAATAAAACGGTAATATTCTATATCGAAGGTGCTGATACTAGGCTCTTCCCAATGGGAAGGATTATCGGTCGAGTAACCATGAAAATGGTCGATGCCAATTATGTGGATGGGTTTAATATACGAAAAGCTCGTGATGCAATTTTTAATGTTTTATCCTAATGGATGTAGCGAGAATTATTATTCAGAGCGATGATCAGCTGGTTTCCAGTATTAATGTCTTTGGTGGCAGTCAGAATCTTAGGATTATTTTTGAAGATTCTGATGGCCATTTTATTCTAAATATCTCATCCGAGAGTATTCAGGATACTGGTCCTTTGGATAATTATGTCTCAAAATATCTATTTGACGCCAATACCATCCTTGCTGCTAATCTGAACAATAGTCCAATAGCCCTTGAGATACCGGAATCCACATTGATTGGTCGTCTTTCTGGTGGTATTATTCAACCCCTTTCTGCTACCCAGGTTAAGGAGTTACTAAATATATCGGGAGAAGGCTTTGCTAATCCTATGACAGCAACAGCAGATCTTATTGTAGGTGGCCCTCTAGGTGTGGCGAGTAGGTTAGCTAAGGGTAGCGCAAATCAGGTCTTAAAGATGAGCTCTGATGGCAACTCCATTGAATGGGCTACTTATTCTGGTAGTGGCGATGTTTCTGGCCCGGCCTCGAGCACGGATAATGCCATTGC